TTAAGAGTCGGGTCACCGTGGCTCTCGGGCGCCCGGGCTAAGTACCCCCCCTCTTCGAGTGGGGGTGGGTAGGTCACTGACCGCCCCCCCTCGGAAGGTGCCCCCCCCGTATGTCTACCGGGGGGGGTGGGGCTCGAAGTGGGGGGGGGACCTCAGGCGCCCCCCCCGCTCTTGCCCCCGAGCTCGGGCCCGCTGCTACTTCACCCGAGCGAGCGAGCGAAGCGAGCGAGCGCGCCGCGATTGCGAGAGCTCGACGAGCTCGACGTCGAAGCGAAGAGCCGAGTCGAGTCGAGCTCGATCGAGTCAAAGCTTCGAGCTCGACGCGCATCGAAGAGCGAGCGAGCGCCGCGAAAAAAAATAAAAACTTTTGTGTCGCGCGCGTCGCCGACCTCGACTCGTTTCTTTAGAACCCCTCGGGACCCCCTTCCTCTTCCGAAAAATCCTCTCTCTTGGGCCCCGAATGTTCGAGAGTGCCCGCATACGTTCCCTTTTGGTCCTAAGCCGCGCGAAGCTCGTCGCATCGGTTCGAGAGATACCGCGGGGAAAATCAGTGCCACGGGCGACGACAGTGAGAACGGCTCTCAATCGCCGAGTCAAGGTCGCCCGGGCCGCGGGCCGCATCGGCGACGAGCATGAAGCGGCGATCGCGCTTTGTTGTCGGCTCGCCGACGAGCTCAGCAAGCCCGGGGCTTGCCCGCCCTCGGCTCTCGCCGGCATCGCCCGAGCGCTCTCGGGCGAAATGAGAGCTCTCGGGCTCGTGCCCGTCGCGAGTACGCCGACTGAGCTCGACTCGCTGCTCGCCGAGCTTCGGGGCGAGTGATCGAGCCGACCTTCGGCCCGGGCCCGCTTCTCGGGCCCTCGGGCGGGCCCCGCGCTGCTCGCATCGCCCGGGCGCTCTTCGGGCTCGACTTGCTCGACTGGGAGCGCTATTGCCTCGATCACATGCTCGAACGTCGAAGCGACGGGCGACTCCGATATCGAGTCGTCGTTATCACCGTCGCTCGGCAGAACGGTAAGAGCGTGATCCTTCGAGTACGGCTCGCCGACTCGCTCATCGCGGGGAGCTCTACCGCGTGCGTTATGTCGCACGATCGAGCCCAAGCCCGAGAGATCATCTTCGAACCCCTCGCCGAAGCGCTCGGCGCCGACCGCTTCGAACCCCTCGAAGTGAAGATAAAGACAGCGAACGGCTTCGAGCGGATCGTGCTCGGGGCCCTCGACTCTCGGCTCGTGCTGCTCTCGCCGACAGAGAAGGGGGCGCACGGATACTCGCTCGACCTCGCCGTCGTCGACGAGGCTTGGTCACTCTTTGACTACCGGGTGCCCCAAGCGATCACGCCGACACAAGTGCATCGCGACGACCCTCAGCTCGTGGTCGTTTCGACCGCCGGCACCGAGCAAAGCGAGTGGCTTCGCTCGCTCGTCGACCGTGGGCGCGCCGGCGGCGACGGCTCGCTTCTGTACCTCGAATGGTCCGCGCCGGGCGAGCTCGATCCCGCCGACCCCGCGGCATGGCGCGCCGCGAACCCGAGCTATGAGCAAGGGATAACCCTCGAAGCGCTCGAAGCCGCGTATCGCTCGATGCCCGAGCAAGAGTTCGAGCGGGCCCACCTGAACCGCTGGACCGTCGCCGCCGAAACCGTGATCTCGCCGAGCGCGTGGGCCGGGTGTCATGCCCCCCTCGAGCTCGAGGGTCCGCTTGTGTTCGCTTTCGACGTCGAGCTCGATCGGAGCTCGTCGACCATCGCCGCCGCCGGCTCGACGAGCTCGGGCCGGCTCGGGGTCGAAGTGATCGAACAGCGCCCCGGGACCGAATGGGTGCTCGAACGGCTCGACGAGCTCGCCGAGCGGCACGGGCCCGTCGCGATCATCGGCAACGCGGCGGGGCCCTCGAAGTCTCTCGTCGAGCAAGCCGCCGGCGCCGGGGTCGCCGTCGAGCCGTACAACTCGACGGGCTACGTCGCCGCGTGTCAAGTGCTCTTCGATCTCGTGAGCTCGGGCCGGCTCGCCCATCGTGGTCAAGCGCCCCTCGATCTCGCCGTCGCCGCCGCCGGCCGGCGCCCGCTCGGGGGCTCGTGGGTGTTCGGGCGAGCTCACCCGGGGGCGGTGATCTCGCCCCTCGTCGCCGTGACCCTCGCCGCGCACCGGGCGAGCCGGCCCCATCTCGTCCCGTACATCGCGAGTGTCTAGGGGGGATCGCGCTCGCGATAGTTCGCTTCGAAGTAACCTCGCGCAAGCGTGAGCCCACTACGCCGGCGCCGAACTCGGGTGCAAGCCCAAGCGAGCGACGAGCGCCGCGCCGCCGAAGCGGGGCTACCCCCCGAGATCACCGGGCTTTCGTGGGCCCTCGACGTCGAAGATCGGGCGCCCGTCACCCGCGACGAAGCTCGCTCGCTCCCCTCGATCACCGGGGCCCTCGGGGTGATCGCCGGCCGCGGTTCCACACTCCCCCTCCGTAGGTTCACCGCGGCCGGCGATCCCGTCGACCCCGGGGCGTTCCTGGCCCATCCCGAGCCCGACGTGAATCGCCCGCTACAGTTCACCCTCTTTTCGACCTTGGCCGATATGGCGCTCGCCGGCGTGTCCTACTGGCGCGTGATGCTCCGCGACTACCGCGGCTTCCCGTTCGCCGCCGTGAAGCTCGACGTCGCTTCGGTCGGGGAACAGTCGCACCATGAGCCCGGGATCGGAAGAGTGATCGACGCGTGGACCGTCGACGGGGAGCGCGTCGGGCTCGGCGAGCTCTTGCGCTTCGCCGGCCCCGTACCGGGGGGATGGTGCCGCGCCGGCGCCCGCACGATTCGCATAGGGCTCGCCCTCGAACGCGCGGCCAAGCGCTACGCCGAAGAGCCCATGCCCTCGATCATCCTTCGCAACGAGTCGGGGGTCGATCTGCCCGAGCCGAAAATCGCCGCGATCCTGACCAAGTGGAAGCAAGCGCGGCAGGATCACTCGACCGCCTACCTCAACACGGCTCTTACCGCGACCCCCGTAGGTTTCAACGCTCGCGATCTCCAACTCGTCGAAGGGCGACAACAAAACGTGCTCGAATGTTCGCGGCTCACCGGTGTCCCTTACGGGCTACTCGGCGCCGCGCCGACCGGCTCGTCAGTCACGTATCGAAACCTCGAAGGGGAAGCTCACCAAGCTTTCGACGCGATGCACCCCTATCTCGCGGCGATCGAGCAAAGACTCTCGCAAGAGGACGTGACCCCGCGGGGTCAAAGCGTGCGCTTCGATATGACCGCGATGCTTCGCCCCGACACGAGCACGCTCGTCGATATGGTTGCGAAGCTCGAACCGCTCGGGATCATTTCGACCCCCGAAGGTCGGGCGCTGCTCGGGCTACCGGCCGAGTCTCCCGCCGCGCTCGCGCCGGCGCCGAGCTCGCCGCCGCCCGCCGCGCTCCCGACCCCGGGCTCGGGGCCGACCTCGTGAACCTGAATCGCATCGTGACCGCCGCCGCCGGCCCGATCGGGGTCGACTCGAAAGGCCGGCGCGTCTCGGGAATGGTCGTACCGTGGGACGTGGCCGCGATGGTCGAAGGGTTGCCCGTACCGCTCACTTTCGTAAGGGGCTCGCTCGCCGTCGACGAGCGGGCCCGCTTGCTTCGCAATCACGACCGGCACGACGTAATCGGGGCGCCCGAATGGTGGGCCGACTCGAAGAGCTCGATGCGCGCCGGCTTTCGGCTCGGGCGAACGAATAGCGCCGATGAAGCGCTCTCGCTCGCCGAAGATGGGATCGTCACCGGGCTCTCGATCGGCGCCGAACTACTCGACGTGATCGAGCTCGGGGACGGCTCGATCGCGGCGAAAGCCGCGCTAGTCCACGAAGTCTCACTTGTCGGGATACCAGCATGGGCCGAAGCTCGGCTCGGCGCATGACAGAAGAAGGGATGAACTATGCCTAACAGCAAGCGCAATCGCCCGACTCCAAACGGCCGAGCGATCACCGCGGAACAAGTGCCCCCCGCCGGCGCTTTCGTACCGGCTCGCATCGACGCGGACGCGCCCGCCGGCGCGACCGCGCACCCGACGAGCTCGGCGCCCGATCCCGCCGTGAGCTTCGCCGCACCCGCGCCGACAGCGGGCGCGGCAGTACCGGGCCCGGGGGCCGTCGCTGCTGGCGCTTCGGCGCCCTCGGGCCCCGGTACGCAAGAGCCGCCCGCCGAGCCGCCGGCCGAGCCCTCGCCCGCCGAGCCGCCCGCCGAGCCGCCGGCGTCGAGCGTGCATATTTCCGACGTGCTCGCCGCGCTCGGGGTATCGAGTCCCGGGCGGGGGCCCTCGGTTCACATTCAGCGAGAGCCGTCGCCCTACGTCGAAGCGGGCGGGCGCGTCGCCGAGCGCTTCGGCTTCTTCGCCGATATCTACGCGCATGGGACGCGGGGCGACGGGGAAGCGGGCCGGCGTGCCGCGCAATTTCAAAGTCAATTGCGCAACTACATCGCCGCGGCGGCGAACGACTCGACGAGCGCCCCGCAGATAATCCCGCCGGCGTGGGGTGGCGCGTGGTACGTCGATCAGATCGCGCAATTGCGACCGGCCGTGAGCGCTTTTGCCTCGGCGAACATAACGGATAATCGCCCGATCCCGGTACCGCGATTCAAGGACACGACCCCGAGCTCGCTCGTCGCCGATCACGTCGAAGGACAACCCGACCCCGCCGGGGTGGTGAACTTCGATCAGGTCACCGTTACGCCGAGAGCGAAGAGCGGGCGCGCCGAAGTGTCGCGCGAACTACTCGACGCGTCGCCGGCGCTCGCCGATCGCGTCGTCTCCGACGCGCTCCGCGAGTCCTATTCGCAGAACACGGAATCCACAATGGCGGGGGTGCTCTCGACCGGGGCGACGGCAGGACCGGCCGGCGGGGCGACCGCGGTAGCCACCGAGCAAGCGATCCGCGCCGCGCTCGGGACGCTGCCCGGTACGCGCTTCGCGCCCGGGCGCGTGATTCTCCCGAGCTCGCACGTATGGGCCGCGCTCGTCGGCGCCGATGGGGCGGACGGGCGCCCGCTCTTTCCCTACTTGCTCAACGGGCCGACGAACGCGGCCGGCACGACCGCCGCGGCATACGCGACGGGCTCGATCGCCGGCGTCGAGACTCGGCCGGCGTGGGCGCTCGATCCTGGGCAAGTGATCATCGGCGCCGGCCCCGCCGACGCGATGTCATTTGAGAGCTCGATGCTGGAATTCCGCTTTCAAGAGAAGAGCGGGCCCGAGCTCGTCGAGTTCAATGTATGGGGCTACTTCGCCGCCGTCGTATTGCAAGCACGCGGCGTGATCCTCATTACCTCGACCGTCGCCGGGGCCGACGCCGGCGCGATGGTCGCGCCCGGTAATGGTGGCTCGGCGAAGAGCGCCGGCGGGAAGTAAGTCGGGGGGTCAAGTGGCAACGGGCGCGCCTACGGTCGAAGAGTTACGCGATCGCTTGGGGGGCGCGCCCGGGGCCACCGATGAAGAGCTCGAAGATTGCATCGCCGTCGCCGTGGCCTACGTCGAACCGATGCTCGACCCCGAGTGGGCCGATTCTTCGAGTTGGCCCGCCGACTTGCACGATGGGCTCTTGCTCGGGGCGACGCTCACCTATCGCAACCAAGAGAGCCCGACGAGCGCCGCCGCGGGGGGTTTCAATCCTGACGGCTCGCCGGCGCCGCCGCCTATTACATGGTGGCCCCGGGTGCGCCAAAGGATCGTGCAATACACCGGGGCGGGGGGGTGGGTCGGATGAGCTTGACCACCATCCGCGAAGAGCTCGCCGCGACCCTCGCCGGCGACGTGCTCAGCATGGCGCCCGAGCCCGGGGCGCTCGGGGCGCTTCCCGCGCTCGTGCTCGAAGCGGGCGACGCTTGGCTCGAAGGGCCGACGCCGACCCCGGGGCGCGTCGTCACTCTCGCATTTACCGCGGCACTTATGGTGCGCTACGCCGACCCCAAGAGCGCAACCGACGAGCTCGAAGCCGAGCTCGAAGCGATGGTAAAGCGCTTGCCCGCCCGCTGGACTCTCGATCTCGTGCAGCGCCCCGAGCGTATGGCCGCGGGCGAGATCGAAGCGCTCGGCGCCCGCGTGCACCTATCGACCGTAACGAGCCTCACCTAGAAAGGAAACCCCGCCCATGCCCGCAATCGTCATGCTTCCCGCATCGTTCACCGTGACTGTTGACGCCGTGCCCGTGACGGTACAAGTGACCGAAGCGACCCTCGCTTTCGACACTTCGACGACGACCATAAAAACGCTCGTCGAAGAAACCGACTACCAGACGGGCGAGAAGTGCACGCTCACCCTCGCCGCTTACCAGGATTGGACCGCCGACCAAGCGAGCTCTATTTGCTGGCTCTTGTGGAATAGCGCCGGGATCGCCGCACCCTTCGAGATCACCGGGACCGATGAAGCCGGCGCCACCGTGACCGCTTCGGGAACCGCGACCATGCGGCGACCGAACTTCGGGCCGACCGCCGACGACGCGGCGAAGTTCTCGATCGACATTCCCGTGATCGGGATACCCGATCTCACCCTTACGCCCGGGGGCGGGGCCCTCGCCGCCGGCGCCCGAGCCGACGCGGCATAAGTGCCCGGGATCAAAGTAACGGGGGGCCCCGAGCTTCGCCGATCACTAAAGAAAGCCGGCGCCGATATGCGCAATCTCTCGGCGCTGCACAAGAAGGTCGCCGCCGCTTTCGTTCCCGTTGTGAGCGCGGCCGCGCCGAAGGGCGAAACGGGGAAGCTCTCTTCGAGCTTCAAAGCTTCGGGGACGCGGACTAAAGCGCGGGTGAAGAGCAATCTCATCTATGCACCCGTTCAAGACTATGGGTGGCACGCGCACAACATCGAAGGAAAGCGCTACGCCGAGCGGGCCCTGAATCGCTTCGGGCGCACCGCGCACACTATGTATGACGACGGCATGAAGAAGATATGCAAGGACGCCGAAAACAACATGGCCCCGACCGTATGAAGAACCTTCCCGACCTCTCGGGGGTCACGCTGCGCGATCTCAAAGACTTAGAGCACGAGCTCGGGCGCCCGATCGGCGCCGTGCTCTCGGGGCTCGCCGGCGGCGATATGAGCAATATCGACGCGGACGTTCTCGCGGGGCTCGTGTGGATTCGACTCCGGCGCGATGAGCCCGCGATCACGCTCGCCCAAGTGTGGGAGCTCGACCTTTCGGCTTTCGACGAAGAGCTCGATTCAAAAAAAGCGCCGAGTTCGCCGGCCCGCAATCGCTCGACGCGATCACAGCCAAGCTCGCCCGAGCGTGGGGGTGCTCGCCCGTCGCGCTCCGCGACCTAACGCTCGGCGAGCTCGGCGCCATGGTCGACGTGCTCGAAGCCGAGAGAAGAGCGAATCGGTAAATGCCCGGGCTCACTATTTCAGTCGTCGCCGACGTCACTAAAGCGATTCGGGGGCTCGATCAAGTCGGCGAAAAGGCGGGGGGCTTCTCTCGCGGATTGCAAGGGGTCGCCGGCGCGGTCGGGGGGGTGCTCTCATTCGGCGCCGCCGAGAAGTGGGCGAGCGAGTGGATCGACGCGGCGAAGAAGTCGAATAAAGCGACGAAGGGCGTCGGGATCGTTTTCGGCGACAGCGCCGGGGTGGTGACCGACTTCGCGAAGACGAGCGCGAACGCTCTCGGGCTCACACAAACCGAAGCCGAACGCTACGCAATCACCATCGGTAACCAAATGGAAGGCTACGGAATCAGTCAAAAGAAAGCGGCAGAAGGAAGCGTCGAGCTCACCAAGCGAGCCGCCGATATGGCTTACGTGCTCGGCACCGACGTGCCGACCGTGCTCTCGGCGATGGGCTCGGCACTAAAGGGGCGCACGGGTGGACTGAAAAGTCTCGGGGTCAACATTGATTCGACGACGGTAAAAGAGCGGCTCAATGCGAAGGGGCTCGGCGATCTTCAGGGCGAGCAAGCGACCGCGGCACAAGCGACCGAGATCCTCGCGCTAATGATGGAAAAGACGAGCGACAAGGCGGGGGTGCTTTCGAAGAAAACCGACGATAGCGCGACCTCGATGCCCGCCCTTACGGCTTCGATCGAAGATACGAAAGCGTCCCTAGGTCAAGCGCTCTTGCCCATCCTCGAAACGATCCTTCCCGTGCTCAACGACTTCGCACAGTGGGCCGAGAAGCATCCCGGGCTCATGCAAGCCGTCGCAATTGCGATCCTCGTCGCTTCGGTCGCCGTGGGAGTGTTCTCTATCGCTATGGCCGCGCTCTCGATTGCGAGCGCCCCGGTATGGCTCATCGTGCTCGCAATCGCCGCGGGGCTCGCCGCGCTCGTTGTAGTGGTGATCCTCGTTATCAAATATTGGGACACGCTCGTCGGGTGGTTCAAAACCGCGTGGCAGTGGATTAGCAATCTGATCGACAATCACCGCGCGCTCGCGCTAATGATCGGCGGGCCCGTCGCCGCCGCGATCCTCGTTATAAAAAACTTCTCGACGATATGGTCAATCGTGAAGGGAATCGTCGATGAGTGTTGGCAAGCGATCCAGCGCGTCGTCGATGTTGTGGGCGGGGCTCTAACGAGTGTATGGAACGGGGTCAAGAGCGGGATTCAGGGGGTCAAGGAGATAATCGATAAAGTGGTCGCGCTCGTGAACGGCGCGCTTACGTCGGCGTGGAATGGCGTCAAAGCCGTAGTTGACGGGGTGAAGAGCGCCGTTGACGGGGTGAAGAACGCGGCGCAAGCCGTCGCCGACAAAATCAACTCGATCGCGAGCGCGCCGGGGAAGCTGCTCGACAAGCTAAACCCCTTCGCCGCCGGCGCCATGTACGCGAGCCCGATGCCCGCGACCGCCGCGGCCGGCGCGACCTCGACCGCGGGCGCTTCTGTTGTGGTGAACATCGCCGGCGACGTCGGCGATCCCGTGCTCTTGGGCCGGCGCATCGTCGGGGCCCTCGATGCCTACGTGAACGCGAGCGGGCGGCGACGGCTCGCTGAGATCGTCGGCGCGGATGGTGGGGGCGGGGGCGGGGGTGCGGGCCCGCCCGGCCCGCCCGGGCCCCAAGGTGACCCCGGGCCCCAAGGTGACCCCGGACCCCAAGGTGACCCCGGGCCCGCCGGCGCCGATTCGACAGTGCCCGGGCCCGCCGGCCCCGCGGGCGCTACGGGCCCCGCGGGAGCTCCCGGGGCCGATTCGACAGTGCCCGGGCCCGCCGGCCCCGCGGGAGCTCCCGGGGCCGATTCGACAGTGCCCGGGCCCGCCGGCCCGACCGGAGCTCCCGGGGCTACGGGGCCCGCCGGCCCGAAGGGCGACAAGGGCGACACGGGCGCCGCGTCGACAGTGCCCGGGCCCGCCGGCCCGACCGGAGCTCCCGGGGCTACGGGGCCCGCCGGCCCGCAGGGGCCCGCGTCGACCGTGCCCGGGCCCGCCGGCCCGCCCGGGGCTACCGGCCCGCAGGGGCCCGCCGGCGCCGGCACTTGGGGCGCGGCGAGTGAGTGAACTCGCTTTCTTCGCCCCGTGGGCTTGGCTTCGCGTCGAGCTCGGCACCGGGGTCGGGTGGACCGCGACCGGCGACACTTGGGGCGCGGGCACTTGGGGCGAGTCGACGTGGGGCTCGGGCTTCGAGCCGCTATGGCACGACGTGACCCCCGCCGTATTGAGCTTTGACACCGACACGGGGCGATCGGGAATCTTCGACCCGGGCGACGTTGCACAAGCTTCGCTCGTGCTCTTTGACCCCGATGGGGCTTTCGGGATCGCCGGCACTCGCGTCGCGACGGGCTCGCTCGTGCGCGCGTTCGCCCAAGCCGGCGGGGAAGAGCGCCCGATCTTTTACGGGAAAGTGACCGCGGCGAAAGCGACGGGCGATCTCGTCGCCCCGACCGTAAGTGTGAGCGCGATCGACGCGCTCGGCGCCGCGCTCGGGATCGAGCTCCCGATCCCGTTACCGGCTTCGACCGTCGCCGAGCGCTTGCATTTTCTACTTGACCGCGTGGGCTGGCCCGAGCGCTTTCGCGATATCGAAGAGGACCCGACCGCGCTGCTCGAAGTCGACGACGCGAAACATCTTCTCGACTCGGCGCGGCTCGCCGTCGAGAGCGCCGGCGGGACGTTATGGGCGAGCGGGGCGGGGGTGATTACGTATCGAGATCGCAACTTCGGGGTCGTTTCGCCCGTGGTCGAAATGGAAATCGGCACGCAAGGCGGCGACGTCGCCGCGCCGACACAATGCGAGCTGGACGAGGATATGAGCCGGCTCGCGAACATCGTCGAGCTCGTGACCGCGGCCGACGATCCCGACAAGCTTCACGCGACAGTCGCCGACCCCCGCTCGATAAATCGCTTCGGGGCCGTGACGCTTTCGAAGAGCGATCTCGTCACCGCCGAGCAAGCCGATCTCAACGCGGTCGCCGCCCGTATGCTCGCCGCCGGCGCCGACCCCCTCGAACGCGTCGACCCCCTCGCCCTCGAAGTCGCCGGCGAGCTCGCCGCCCAGGCCGTGCTGCTCGGGATCGGCTCGCTCGTGCACGTGACCTATACGGGGGCGGACCCGTGGGAGCGTTACCTCATGCTCGGGGGGATCGCTCACAAAATCGCCCCCGATGGGTGGTCGATCGGGCTTCGATGTTACGACGCGCTCTCGATCGGCGCCGGCTCGTCGAAGTGGGGGCTCGGATGGTGGGGGGTGTCAGTGTGGGCCGAGAGCATTTAACGAAAGGGGCGCACTATGCCTAATCCGACTCGCCCGAACTTCGGCGAAGTGATCGACGAGACTTGGGGCGACTTGACCGCCGATCACGTCCTACGCCGATATGTCAACGCGGCCGAGCGAGACGCGGACGTCGCGGGGCTTACGCCGGCCGCCCTCGCGGGCCAACTAATCGCCATTGTGCCCGGGGGCGCCGCGATCCCATATTTTCAGGAGCACGACGGGACAGCATGGCGCTCGCTGATCGCGCAAGAGAACGGCGGGGGCATCATCGTCAAAGTCTGCGGCTTCAATTTCATTCGCTCGGACGCAAACGGCATGGTAACGATCACCTTCGGGCAACCCTTTGCGACCAAGCTCGAAGCTTTGCTCCCATCGAGCGCGACCGATTCGAGCTCGGGGCGCTGGCTCGTACATGTCAATTGGCAAGCGTCGAACACGACTAAAGCCGTACTGCTCCCTGTCGACTCGACCGGGAACGGTCGCGCCAATATGGATTTTGGGGTGTCCGCCGTCGCTTTTGGCCATTGACGCTGTTGCTGGCTTCGACTTGGGCCGATCTCGTCGCCGAGCTCGCCCTCGCCGTCGAGCTCGTGCTCGTGGTCGCCGTGGTCGTTCTGTGGCGCGCCGTATTCGAGACGCGCCGGCGCCGCCCGCCCCCCGAGCTCGTCGAAGAGCCGATCGAGCGCGAACCCTTCGACCAGGATGCCCCGAGCGCCCCGCAAACCCGACGCGTGGGGGGAACGGCCCGGGATCGACCAGGGGAAACACGCGAGGACGATCCCGTGCTCTAAAACGCGAGCGAGCCCCGGGCCGGTACACCTTCGACCCGGGGCTCGCTCTTGGCGGGAAAGCCCAACCTAGCGCGGGGGTGTCACGAGCGCCGAAGTCGCCCGCTCACTACCCCCGCCGCGCCCGCGTGCTTCTCGTCGCGAACGTGGGCATACGTCGAGAGCAAGAGCTCGCCGTTATCCGCGTGCCCGAGCAGCGCCGCCCCCGTGCGGACGTCGACCCCGCCCGCCACGAGCTCGGTCGCGTAGTAGTGGCGCGTCGCGTGGGGGTGGAGCTCGCCGTCCGTGAGCGTGCGAGTGCGATTGGTCACATAATCGGGGCGCATGGGCGCCGCGCCCGAAGGGTGGCTCGGCATGGTGAAGATGAAGCCGTCGCGGCGAAGCTCGACGCCGGCCGCGTGGGCCGAGAGCTCGCACGCGAGCCGATGGGCTTCGAGCTCTTCGAGCTCTTCGAGAGCGAGTGGGATCACCCGGGCCCGCTTGCCCTTGGTCGGGCCCTCACGAAACCCGCCGCCCGGGGTGCTGCAAAGCGAGCGCTTGACGTGAAGCCGGCGCCCCTCGACGTCGAGATCGGACCACCGAAGCGCGCACGCTTCACCGCGCCGAAGCCCGAACATCGCCGAGAAGCGAAGCGCCGCGGCCAGATGCGGCGAGCCCTCGCGCTCGCCCTTGCGCCAACCCTGCCCGCCCTTCTCGCCGGCGCCGGCGACGGGACGGGCGATCTCGTCGAGCGCCCCGACGAGCTCGTCGCTCTCGGGCGCGTGCACTTCGGGGGCGGGGGCGCTCGGGGGGGTGGCGCTGCTCGCGACGTTCGCCGGCGCGTAGCCCCATCGAACCCCCGCCGAGAGCGCGCCCGATATGAGCTTGTGAATCGAGCGAACCGAAGGGGCGCCCGCCCCCGCCCGCGTCAAGTCGCGATAGAACCGATCGAGCTCGCCGGCGCCGAGCTCGGCGACGGGGCGGGCCCCGATCGGGTGGGGCTCGATCGAAGCGGCGAGCTTGCGACGGTACTCGGCGACCGTCACCGGGGAGCGCCCGAGCCCTTCGCGGTCCGAGCAGTAGCGCTCGACGAGCTCGGCGAGCGAGCCCTTCGCGTAGGTGGGCGCTTCGAGCTCGGCGACGAGCTCGCGGTATTTGCGCTCGGCGCCGGCTTTCGTCCCGCGGAAACGAGCTTTCTTCTGTCGACGATCCTCGCCCGTCCCGACACTCGCTCGAAGTCGGAAGAGCCCGGGGCTCTCTTCGACGACGGACCCCGACCCCCACTCGCGACGGACGGGCTTGCTTTCTTTGCTTGGCTGCTGGCGCATGGGGCCATTCTACAACATGGGGCCAACATGGGGCCACGGGGGGTCAACGGGGCCCCGTACAGTGAACCCCGGGCGACCGTTCTCCCTGATGAGAAGTGGTCGGGCTGGCGGGATTCGAACCCGCGCCCTCTTGACCCCCAGTAAGCCGGCGCACCCCGTTCTAGGCACGATCGGGGTCACTCGGGCCCCTGGTGGGTACACCTATTTTCCCTGCTCACCGCGAACCCCCTTTTCGAACATGGGGCCAACATGGGGCCAACATGGGCCCCGCCCGTTGACGTAGGACAACTCGACGGGCTCTACTTCGGGCGAGCGATTACGGGGCGAGTCGGGGCCCGAGAAGGGACCGCGGATGAGCAAGAGCGCGGGAGTCTTACGCCGACAGCGCGGCGCCGCCCAAGTCGGGGGGGGGGGCGCACCGGCCGAAGTCGAGAGCGTGGCATGGGCCGCACGAGAGCTCGGGATATCTGAGACTTACGCCTATCGACTAGCGCACCGGGGCGAGCTTCCCGGGGCGATTCAACTCGGGACCCGCTGGCGCGTGAGCGTGGTTCGCTTCCGCGCCGCCGTGCACGGGGGGGAGCTCGCCGACCCGATCGCACAGTGAGCGCCGAAGCGAGCGGGTGGGTATGGCGACAGTCGCCGTATAGCGGCGACGCGCTCGTGATTCATCTCGCCCTCGCCGACGTCGCGAACGATCTTCACGGATACGAGCTCTGGCTCACCCGAGCCGAGATCGCGGCGAAGTCTCGATGCTCTCGCTCGACCGTCGATCGGGCGCTTCACAACATGGTCGGCGACCGTTACCTCGAAGTGCTCGAAGTCGGGGGCGGGCGCGGCAACCCGACCCGTTACCGCTTCACGAAACCGTCTCAAAATGGGGACGTTTCCGAACCCGTGTTCGATTCACTCGAAGCGACCAGGAGTAACCACAAACCGCTTCACGTTTTGGAAGAAACCGCGTCATTTGCGCGCGAAACCGCGTCATTTGCGAAATCTGTCAATTCTGTAAACCCAAATAACCCAAGAGAAAAAACCTCGGGGCCCGCGCCGCTACCGCCGGCGCCCGATCCCGCCGAGCTCGTGGCAAAAATCGCCGAGATTCGCTCGGGGCTTTCGCGGCATCCCGCGAACCCGCCGGGGCCGAGCTCGTGACGCTCGCTCTCGCCCTCGCCGCCGGCGCCGCGATCGGGGTGCTCGTCGGGCGAGCCGCCCGCGCGCTCGCTCGCCCCCGCCGCGAATCGCCCCGCATCGCCGCCCCCGTGCCCGCCGTAGCGCCGCGAAGCCGGCGCCGGCATGGTCGGCGCCCCTACGGGGCGAGCGGGGCTCTCAAAGCCGTACAGCGCCCCTCGGCTTTCGAATGGCGACGGGGCGACGAGTGAGCCCCGTGAAGCGTGAACCTGGCCACGGGGTTGCGCGCCCCGTCGAAGAGCTCGGGCTAGTGGTCGCCGAGCTCGTCGACGCGGGCGACCCATGCCCCGATTGCGGGGCGCCCCTCGAAGCCGACGACTCTTGGGCATGGTGCCCCTCGTGCAAGTGGCCGAGCTCGTGAGCACGCTCGTCGACGTCGAGCGCTCGGGGCTCTCGGGCTCTTGGGATGCGACCTGTCGCGCGTGCCCGTGGGAGCGACGCGATCTCGTGAGCGAAAGCCTCGCCGTCGAGCTCGCCGTCGAGCACGAGAGCGAGTGCCCTGCCCTCGCCGGCGAGCCGAGCTCGTGAGCCGCGGCGCCCGAACGGGAAGAGAGCTTCACTTCGAGCAAACATGCCGCGACGCTCACCCGGGGCGCCGGCACGATGAGTGGGCCCGTAAGGAATTCTCGATGCAGCGCCGATGGATCGAAGAGCACGGGGGCGACGTGCTCGGATACATCGCCCGTTATGGCGAGGACGTGGGGCGCCGGCTCTACGCTGCCGATCGCGCTCGGCTGTTGGAGCTCGCGGACGGCTTGCCCGAAACGAGCTCGTCACCGTGACCGCCGGCCGAAAGTGGAAGGGCCGCGGCAAGTGGTACAACGCGGCGCGGCGGGCGGCGATCGCTCGGGACGGGCCCGGGTGCGCGGTATGCGGGGCGCTCGACGTCGCCCTCGAACTAGATCACCGCGTGCCCGTCGAGCTCGACCCCGCCGGCGAGTGGGCCCTCGACAATCTGCAATTGCTTTGCTCGATCGACCATCGGGCGAAGAGCGCCCGAGAAGCTCGAAGCCGAGTCGCCCGCCGGCGAGCGCCGAAGGTCGAAGCGGGCCCGTCTAGAAAGTGGTAGGTGTGGACTTTGAAACCTCTTGACCGCGTATGGATACCTAGCCCAAGTCACTACGGGCCCCGCCCCTCGACTCGCTTGCTCATCGTGCACACTGCCGAAGGGAGCACGACGTTCGAGAGCTTGGGCGCTTTCATGGCGAACGGCTCGAATGAAGTGAGCTCACAAGTCGGGATCGACAACAAGCCCGGGGTAATCGGCGAATACGTGCACCCGAATAACGGCTCGTGGGCCGCGGCAGAATTCAACATGGCGGGCGCCCAAGCCGAGCTATGCGCTTTCGCCGAGTGGAGCTCGGGCGAGTGGGCCGATCACGGGGCGATGCTCCACAACCTCGCTCGCTGGCTCGCCGAAGAGAGCGCCCGTTATGGGATACCGCTCGTGAAGCTCGACGCCGGCGCCGCGCAAGGATCGGGGCGGGGAGTCGCGGGTCATGTGGACCTCGGGGCGCGGGGCTCGAATCACTGGGACCCGGGCCCGGGCTTTCCGTGGGGCGACGTGATCGCTCTTGCTAATGAGTACGCCGGCGGGGCGCCGGCACCGACCAAACGAAAGGGGCGCAACATGATTGCGAGCACGAGCACCGGCGAGGGTTACTGGACGACGACGAGCGATGGGGCCCTCTATGCGTATGGCGACGCGGAAGGGCTAGGGGGTATCTACCCGAAGGAAATCAATGGGGAGATAGTGGGCATCGCTGGCTGTGGCACGGACGGGGTATGGCTGCTCGCAAGTGACGGGGGGATATTCGCCCTCGGCTCGGCAGAATTCATGGGCCGACCGGATCGAGTGTGATCGGGTGACCACTACTCAAACAATCGTGCTGCTGATCGAAGTCGGGGTGATCGCCGGGGTAGCGCTGCTCCGCTTCCTGAGCGAGGCGCGGGCCGATCAACTCATGGCGCAAGGGTGGGCGGTCGAGCTCGATCGCTTGGGCGGGCTCTTGCTCACGGTCGAGGGTGCTCGGGAGCTCCTGGCCCTGGTCGATCCCGCGGCGCTCCGTGCCATCGCCGAGCGCATCGAGGGCAGGGCGTAGGGGGTGGCGGCCGAGGTCACGATCCGGCTCTACATCGCCGGCGAGCTCGTCGACGAGCAAGCGATCGTCGCCGGCGTGGGCGCTCGTGATCTGATCGGCGAGCTCGGCGCCATTCACGGGCGGCAGACCGCGGCGGCGGTCGAGGCGGGCCGGTCCTATCTCGTCGAGTTCGTCTTTGCCGATGGCGAGCACGTCCGATGGGGCACCGATGCGGCCGGCATGGTCGAGCCGATCCCGGTCGATGATCTCGCCGCGGCGCTCGATCGCTTGCTCGGCGATCGCCCGTGAGCGTCGACGACGGGCACGAGCTCGTCAAGGTGCTGGACGTGCCTACGGGGTGGGGCGTGACGTGCTCGTGCGGATGGTGGGCCCTACGGCGCACGCTCCCGCTCGCTCTGATCGAGCATGAGGCGCACTTGCAGCACGAGCGGCGGATGGGGGGGGCGATCGCAACAGGGGGGGGCGTCGCGCGCTGGGTT